GGCTCATTAACTCACGCATGAGCGAGTTCTATACTCAGTGCGAACTTTCCTTGAATCACCTGTTCGGGCAGGGGTTGGCGATCAGCTACGTATACTGGGACAGCCACGACCTAAAGCAGCAGCAAGCGATCAAGATGGATGAGATTGCCGCCGCCATGCCTGAGATGGCGCAGATCATTGCCGATGGTTCAATGGACGAGCAGTTGGTGGAGCTACTCAAAGAGAACTTCAAGGTGAGCAAGAGCAAGGGGAAAGCCATGCTCCGCGAATTGCGCAAGGACGGCGAGACCACCGTGCCTATAACGCGACAGGTTATAAACCAGCCGCGAATCAAGGCTCTCACTCCTGACGAAGACGTATTCTTTCCATCGTGGACTATTGATCCCCAGCAAGCCCCATACTGTTTCCACGTCATGAAAATGACACCGGAGCAATTGAAAGCCAAAGTGGCTAGTGAGAAATGGGACGAGGAGTGGGTGGAAGCGTGCATAGATTCCAATGCTCGCGGCGCTGACGACACCGGCAACGAGTGGAGACTGCGCAATGATTTGGATACCGCCGATACGGATGACCAGACCATTGACGTAATCTACTGCTACCAAAGACTTTTAGACGAAGATGATATTCCCGGCATATACTGCACGGTCATGTGCAGCGCAGTACCGGAGTTATACGCAAAACACGCCCTCTTGGATTACGGTTCGGGGAAGTATCCGTTCGTGGTCACCAAGTTGGAGGAAGTTTCAAAAAGAATGTACTCCTCCCGCAGCTACCCTGAGTTATGCGAAAGCCTTCAGCAAGTGCTCAAGGTGGAGACTGACGCAGTGATTGACCGTACTTCCCTAGCTACCTTGCCGCCCCTTGAACACCCGATGGGTAGAGCGCCAGCAGCATGGGGGCCGGGAGTAAAAGTGCCATATCGCACACCGGGCGAGACCCACTTTGCGGACACCCCGCGCTTTGATCCGGGATCTGTTGAAATCCGCAGGTTCATCACTTTATCCGCAGATCGTTACTTCGGACGAAACGCCGCCGGTGTTGACCCCATTGAAGCGCAAGCCAAGCAGCAAGCAATCGTGGACAAGGTGTTCGGGCATCTCAAGCAAGTCCTAGACCAAGTATACGATCTGTACCAGCAGTACGGCCCAGACGAAGAGTACTTCCGTGTAACGGGCGTGAACGACATTCAGAAGTTCGCCAAGGGAGCGGCGGGAGAACGGTTTGATTTTTGGTTGAGCTTTGACGTAGCCACCCAAGATCCCCAGCAAATGGTGGAGCGGGTGAAGGCAATCGCGGAACTTGCCGGTATGCTTGACAGGAACGGCACTCTGGACACGGAGAAGCTTCTACAGGTAGCCGTAGGACAGATACTCCCCGGCGCAAGCGAGAGCATTATGCTACCCGTGGAAACGGCATCCGCGAAAGCAATGGACGAGGAGCGGCAGACAATCGCAGAGATTTACGCCGGTGTACCGCCCAACGTCAAGGAAGGTGACGCGCACGAGGCGAAACTACAGATTTTCCAACAATGGCTTCAACAGCCGGACATTGCCCAAAAGGTACAACAAGATCCTGCCCTTCAAGAGCGCATAGATACGTACCTAAAACAGCGCCAAATGCAGATCATGCAAAAACAGAACGCGCAAATTGGCAAATTGGGAACGATGCCTACGCCATACGGTCAAGCCGCTTCGGCGTAAGAAAGGAATCAAGTGCCGGGTTAGTTGAACAATCTTCAGAAAGAATGGTACTGGGTTATTGCCATGATACTGTTCTTCTTGGAGCGAGATGCCTTGACTGACACTTTACTTATGATCTTGGGGATCATTTACAACGCCACCCGATAATGCCTTTCAAGAAACTGAAGAGCGGAAAGTTCCGATCCCCGTCCGGCAAGCAATTGAGCGCCAAACAAGTTCGCGCTTACTATGCCCACAGGAAAGCTATGAAAAAGAAGTAATATGAAAAAGAAAAGCGCCCACAAGAAATATCCGAAAAGCCAAAAGGGAATCCCGCAAGACCCCCGACCAGGGGCTGCGACTAAACAGCCATTCAAGCCTATGGGGACGGGATACGACTACAAGTCGGCAAGGGCGGCTGGGATTAAGCCCGACAAGTCGGGGCATTGGGCCAGTAGGAATGAGAAGACAGGACTGCTCTTGAAGGGCAGAGGACACCCTACTTGGCATAAAACGGTAGCGGGCGAAGCGAAAGCGGGGTACGAAATTTACAAAAAAGGAAAACGTTATTACTCCAAGAAGAAAAAGTAATGTTCAAGAAATTCATATCCAGCCTCACCAAGACTTACCACGAACCGGACAATGCGGAAGTCATCAAGGCGCTGGCGATCATCCGCGAAGAGCCGCACTTCAAGCAATTCATTGAGTTCCGTGAAGCCCAGCGGGAGGAGGTCATACGCCATCTGGGAGCGGAGACGGAGACCAACCGTCACTTCCTGCTTACGGGCAAGCTGGAAGCCATAGACCAGGAACTGGACATGATAAAAACTCTTTCATAGCACCCACACACTGCTATAGCCCTTCTTCTGCGTAGCGGGGGAGGGGCTTTTTCGTGCCATGACGCGCGAGGGTCAAACAAAATGGGGCCGCTCTCTTAGTTCGGATGAGCGACCCCAAAAATACACTGAATTATGAATACCGTAACAGGATTTGGGGTAAATCCGCAATAAAAAAAGAATCGGTTTGCGTGAGAAAAAGTTCGGACATGCTGGTAACCAGCGAGTTGTGCGAATTGTTGGATCATTTTAAATTTTAGGCAACAATGTAAATTTGGGGTAAAACTCAAAACTCCTTAATGCAAGTCACTTGCAATAAGATTGCCACACCGACTACGAGAACGTACAATTTGCAACAACTGAGGCAAAACGCCTCTGAAGTATTTATGGAAACACAAATGCAAGAGGAAATCTCCGATGCCTCAGAAAGTTCGGTGGAAGTAGAATCTAGTCCGGAGGGAAACCTTACGATGGCAGAGTTCGCAGACTCGTTACTGAAGAAGCGAACGCAGCCGGAAGAAGAACCCGAAGGCGCTGAAGGAGAAGAGGAGACCGCTGAAGAAGCTGCGGACGAATCAGAACCGGAAGCAACGGAAGTCATGGAGCAAGACGCGGAGGATTCCGCTGAACCGCCCCCAGAGAAGTCCGATGTTCTTTCTAAATTCAAAGTAGACCTTGATTCACTTACGGAAGAAGAATCAACGGCGCTGGCAAAGCAACTGAATGCAAGCGCAGTGAAAAGGTTCGGCAAGCTAACGGCTCAGAAGAAAGCGTTGGCTGCGGAAAACCAAGCGCTGCAAGAGCAAGCTCAGCAAGCCCAGCAAGCGCCGCAACCTGCATCTGCACCAGCCTTTCTAAGCGAAAACGCTTTGTCCGGGGCTACGAACGATCAGCAACTTCTGACGGAGGTGGAAAATCTCAACTCACTCATTGAATGGGCGGAGGAGGGGATGGAGAATGAAGCTCAGTATGACGATGACGGTAACGAATACGTCGTGAAGGATGCTGACAAAACTTACTCCAAAGCCGACCTCAAGAGAATCCGCAACAACGCTCGCAAGATAATCCGCAAGGATGCACCTGCGAGACAGGCGTGGATCAAGGAACGCACTAATTCCGACCAGCAAGCGATACAGACGTTTGAGTTCTTGGGAGAACCTGAGAGCGAAGATTACGCCATGTTCATGCAGGTTAAGAATAGCGCGCTCTACAAACCTTTGGTGGATCATTTGCCAAACTCCAACTTCGCGTTGGGACTAATGGTGAAGGGTCTGCGTTCCGTCCAAGCAGAACAAGCTGCTGCGGGGAAGCCCAAGAAGACGAAGAAGCCGACAGCGCCAGCCGCAATAACGGAAGCTGCACCGGCAAGATCGTCAGGGCCAAAGGGAACTGTGAAAGCACGGAAGTCTTTGGCGGTGGCTCACGCAAAATTCCAAGAGTCAGGCAACATGGCAGACTACCAGAACTATCTGCGAATCAAAAACAAAGTCGCAGCTTAATTTTAAAAATCAAATAGCTCAAGGAGGGCAACAATTATGGCTAAAGCAGCCACTTATAATACTGCGGGTAACCGCGAAGATCTCAGTGACGCAATTTCACTGCTAGAGCCGGAGGCAACTCCGCTGACCAGCCTCGCGAAAAAGGAGACGGCAACCGGAACTTTCGTAGAATTTCAGGCAGACCGCCTCGGTAGTCCGGACATATCCGGCGTTAACGAAGGTGAGGACGTCACAACTTTTTCCGACAAAGCGGCGGATCGCGCGAAATTAGGAAACTACGTGCAAGTCTTCAGACGCAGCTACATGGTATCCAATATCCAACAGCTTGTTTCAACCGCCGGAGTCCCGTCAGAAGTGGCGCGGAGCATCAGCCATTGTGTGCGAGAAATCAAGAGAGATTTTGAGACCGCCATTTGCTCAACCCAAGATCGTCAGCAAGACCAAGGAGCGGGTTCGCCGTACCTGACTCGCGGCATGATGAAATGGTTGGGAAATCCATCTCAACCTGCCGACGTTCCTACCGAATATCAGTGCGTAGCCACGGATGCCACCACACCGATTACGGAAACGCTTTTCAATGACGTTCTTCAAGACCTCTACGAAGCGAACGGAATGCCCGGTGGTCAGCTAACCTTGATTGCCGGAGCAACCGTCAAGAAAGACATCTCCGGGTTCTCAAGGACGGCAGCGTCTACAGGCTTGACTTACCATGTTACCCAACCTGCTGAGTCCAAGAAGGTCACCTTGTCAGTCAACGTTTATGACGGAGATTTTGGTTACGTAAACGTAATAGCCAGCACTTGGGTTGGAAGAACCGCCGCCGCTACCGGTACGGCAGTTCCCACGTCAGCGCTTCTGGTTGATCCTGGGTACGTTTCCATACACACGTTGTCCGCAGAATCGCGCAGCGCGTTGGAGAATCAAGGAGGAGGTCAACGAGGTTACTGCGAGATGATCGCGGCCCTGACCTGCACGCCTAAAGCGCACGGGTACTTAACTTAAACTTGAATCTTAACAAGGAGACTTAATACAATGGGATTAACATCAAATCAAGAAGCAGCGAACGGCTGGACGGACGAGAAGATCGTAGGTTATAACGACTTCAGCATCGCAAATATCGGGGTCATTGCCGACAGTACGGCATATACCTTCACCTACACCATCCCGCTGGGATCAGTGGTTCACAATTGTGGCGCTGAACTGGTCACGGCATTCAAGGATTCCGGTGGTGGCGCTCAATTGAACGTCATCGTGGGGGATGGTGATGATGACAATGGTTATCTTGCCGTTGCGGCTCTTCACGACTCGCAAACGGAGATCACCCAGGTCATAAACACGGGAGCGTTATTGGCAACTGCGTCCAAGGCTTATGCCGCAGCGGATACTATTGACATAAAGTTCAGTATATCGGGAGCGGCTTATACGGTCAACGAACTGACTGCGGGCAGAGTGAAGTTCAAGTTCACTATGTTTACGGTTAAATAATCACAGTTTAGTTTACTCATTGGGTTTGCCGTAACACGTTTGGGGAAGCGTGTTACGGCTTTGCCCGACTACGAAAACAGACGATAAACGACAATGCCGGACGTATTCATCCCGAAGTGGAAAGAGGGAAATGGCTCAAGCTTCATGAAGAATCTGGAGAGATACTTGAAGTACGAGGTAGACCTTGAAAAGCATGAAGCGGCGGTACGCAACGAAATGGTTCGCAAAGAGAACCGTGAGATAGGAAACGCCAAAGTGGACGGACTCGGACAATTGAAAGCGACCATCCCCGCCAGAGAATACTTCCGTTGGGACGCGCAAGAAAAAGGCTGCTGGGGGGATAAGCAGTTCGTCAATGAATGGTGCAGGGACAACGAATCCCATAGGGCGCAGACATGAGAGTATCCACCGTATCATCCCTCTCCGACAACGTAGCGGCGTTAGCTGGCGTAGATGCGTTCATAACCAACGAAGCTGCGGCAGTAGTCAGTAGTCTCAACCGCTTCGGCAAGCTGGCGTGGGAGCGTACTGCGTGGCCCTTCAGTAGCGTACTAAAGCAAGTAGTGCCAGACGTGCGGGTTAGAAGCATAGACGTAGGTGATGGTGGCAGTAGTTACACTTCCGCCCCTACGGTAGCAGTCGCGGGAGCGGCAACCGCCACAAGCACCATAAACAGCGATGGCGAGGTAAATGGCATAGCGGTAACCGCCGGTGGCACGGGCTACGTGTCAGCACCCGCAGTCACCTTCAGTGGCGGCTCCGGAAGCGGAGCAGTCGCAACCGCAAACATCATAGCCCTAATTGACATGGGGCAGACGATGGATCTCGTTTTTAGGATCACGGACGTTGACCCATACGGCAGCACCCAACCGACAGACCTTGCCTACCGCATTGAGGCGGAGTCCGGGGCAACTGAATACGGGTTAGCCATTTTAGAGAACCGTAGCAGCACCGCACCTGTATGGGTACATTACCGCACGCCGTGGCCGGGTTACGCCAGCGGAGCATCCAACTTTCCGTATCTCTTTGGTGAGTATGCAGTTATGGGAAGTTATGGGGACTGGTTGCAAGCCGATGGACAGGCATCAAAAGCAGCCGCAGTATGGCAACAAGCCGAAGCAATTTTACAGACGGAGTTTGACCAACTTGAGCGTCTCCAACGCCAAACGACTCCACTACTTATCAACACCTACGGCACAACCGCCGCACAACCATAATTCATCATGGCAGGAAGCGTATCAGAATATAGAGGGCTAGGACTTAACGGCGGGGAATACATTAACGGGACTGGAGCAATCACCGGCAGCTTTTTCGCCATCCAAGCTACGGAAGACACGGTGCTCGCCGCCCAATCCAGTAATATCACCAACTTGGATGACATCTGCACTGGGCAGGATGCAACCACGCTATCCGCCGGTACGGTGCTCTACGGTAACTTCACGAGCATTACCCTGACTTCCGGCGCAGTAATAGCCTACAACATCTAAGCGTGTCCCACTCAGTCATATCACTGGGTCTGGGACTCGGCGGCGGGAAATCCGCGACCAGCAGCGGCGCGCCGGGTGGCGGTGCTATCAACTTTAACATAGACGTCAGAGACACGAGGGCAAACATCCGGGCGAGAACCGGGGACGCAATTGGCGTAATCGCTTTCGTGACCACAGGCGCGAGCCAATACGACATTATGGTCTACGATGGGGCAAACTGGCAAGTATACGAAAACTAACCAAATACAATGAGCAGTACACTTTTAACGACCACGTCATCAGGTAAATTAAGCTTGTCTCCAGCTATCGGGGATACCCTCTATGAGACTGACACTAAACGAATAATAACCTGCTCGGCCACAGGGCCAGCCGTGTGGCGCGTATACGATTCCGATGGCGTAGCCTACTCCACGGCAGGGACAAACGAGCTTCATTATCCAACGGGTTTATGGTCAAGCGCTGCGGCAACTTATTATCTTAGCGTGAGTCCCGAAATGCACTTTGACGCTACCATAATGGATGGAGCGGACTCCGACAACAACCCGGCGGACGGGGGAGCAGTTGCCCTCTGGGGAGACAGATCGGGCAGTACCCCGGATTACGATGCCACTCAAGGAACGGCTGGCTCGCAACCCGTATGGGATGCTTCGGCTTCAAGTTCGGGAAGCAAACCGGCAATAGTCTGCACTACTGACTTTTTGGATTTGGCTACCTTGTATTCGCCTTCGTCCTCGTTTACGCAAATAACTGTATCCAAATCCAACGTTGCAACCGCAACCGCCCCTATCGCGTGGGACGGAGCTTGGCAAAATACCATCTGGCTAAAATGGTCAGTGGTCGATGCCGACTATGTCGTTGGCGTAGCAACCGGTCAGGACTTGTCTGCGGTAGATGCCGTAAATATGCACACAGTCCGGCGGGATGGGTCTTCCGTAGTTTTATATCAAGCGGGGGGGACTTCTCTGGGAAGCTGGACGTCGTCAGCCACGATGAACGTAGATCGCATCGCCAAAAACGGCTTGGAGTCACACTCAGGAGACATATCCGAAATATTGATATTTGATTCCGCGCTATCCGTTGCCCACCTCAACGTCGTCCGCCTTTATTTAACGAACAAGTACGGGCTAACCACGGGAGCATTCTCATGAAGAAATACAGGCTTTATTCCACACTCTCCGGCTGGACTTCCCGAAATGGTTCGCTGGAAACCCACCTCGGAATCCCCAACGGGAAAGGCACTTTGCGCTACGCTGAAGTTTCGCAAGTGGAGAATCCCGACAACGCCGACTACGAGAAATACATCATGCCGGTTTTGACTGAAGGTACGTGGAAATGTGACGACCAGTTCAATGCATCCGATCTAGTGGACTACGACCCGGAATGGAATCCCGTTGTCCCACCCGAATGAGGCTTTTCGCCATAATGACTCTCACCATGTTCACAGGATGCTCAAT